CCCTCAACACAATCCATGGCTGACCGTAAGATTTCAGACCTGACAGCACTGACTACACCAGCGTCAGGTGACTTTTTGCCTATCGTTGACATCAGCGAAGCAGCGGCCGCCACCAAGAATAAGCGCATCACCATTCAAAGTTTGCTTCAAGGCATCCCTGTCAACGTGGGGATTGGGACTAGTAGCCCTCAATCGCCGCTTCACGTTATCGGCACAGAGGGACTGCGCGTTGAATCGGCGGCTTCTTCCGAAGGTTTTATTCGTTTTGTGAACACAAGCGGCTCCATGTCAATTGGCATGGGCGGGGCAGTTGGAAACAACTTATTGATCTTTGATCGAACTAACAATCAAAGTGCATATACATACATTGGAGGCGCTGGCGGTTATCATGCGTGGAGCACAAACAACACCGAACGCCTCCGCATCGACAGCTCCGGCAGACTCTTGGTTGGTACGTCTAGTGCGCGTTTAATTAGCAGTACATTCTTGGGTGGTGGGGGTGCTATTGCAGAGCTTCAAGTTGAAGGAACTGCGCTGGCGATGGGAAGCTTTGCTTCAAATCGAAATGATGGCTTTGGGCCATATCTTGCTCTGGTTAAATCCCGTGGCACAGCAGCCGGCTCTTTCACTCTTGTCAGCAATGGGGACGGCATTGGAGCCTTAAGTTTCAATGGCACAGATGGATCAGCAGCAGTAGTTGGAGCCGCTATTAGTGCATTCGTAGACGGCACCCCTGGCGCCAACGATATGCCAGGACGTTTAGTGTTCTCCACTACGGCAGACGGAGGGTCTAGCCCTACTGAGCGGATGCGCATCGACAGCTCCGGCAGACTCTTGGTTGGTACATCTACTAGCACTACCAGCGGCGCTGGATTTACGCCAAGCATACAAGTGGCGGGAACAGTAGGATTAGCTGCTGTTTCTATTGGTCGCTATTCAGCAGATGGCTTTCAGCCTCAACTACAACTCCAAAAAAGCAGGGGCGGCATTGGCGTTCAAACCATTGTTTCCAATAATGATGCATTAGGGGATGTGTCATTTGAAGGTAGTGATGGCACAGTGTTTAAGTCGGCCGCTGCAATCAGGTGCGAAGTAGACGGCACCCCCGGCACTAACGACATGCCTGGTCGTTTAATATTTAGCACTACTTCGGATGGCGCGGCTACTCCTACGGAGCGGATGAGGATTAAAAGCAACGGCACGATTAATTTCTCAAACGTTGCTACCTACGCCGACAACACTGCTGCACTAGCTGGCGGCCTTGTCGCTGGTGATGTCTACCGCAAATCAGACGGCACCTTGATGATCACTTACTAGACACGCTAGCCCCAGCTACAGTTCACCTACCACCACCTGACCAATGCCTGCTACCACTGAATACACCTGGGTCGTCGCCCAGATGGAACGTTACACCGCTGATGGCATCGTTTTCACCGTGCATTACACCGTGGCTGCCAACGACGGCACCTACGCCAGCTCGGCCTACGGCTCCATCGGCCTAGAGCAGCCTGAAGGCAACATCATCCCGTACGCCGACTTGACACCTGAAATAGTCATCGGCTGGGTGCAAGACAAGCTTGGCGGCACCGAAAAGGTGGATGAAATTGAAGCCGCCTTGCAGGTGCAGATCGACCAGCAGCGCACACCCACTACTGCTCAGGGTATGCCGTGGCAGTAGACTTACACCATGATCGAAGTCGTCGCGGCTATCGCTGGAGCATCCATCAGCGTGGCTGCGATGGGTGCTATGGGCTTCGGTAGGCGCAACGATGAAGCGCGTGACGCTGTGATCCGCCTTAGCACAGCGGTGGAGCATATAGCAACACAGCTAGAAGCCATGCACAGCGACATCCGCGACGACCGCCGCGAAACCTATACCAGGCTGAATAGCGTTGAGCAGCGCGTCAGCAAGCTGGAGGGCAGATGAACGAACGCAGTTACCTACTTCGCTGCCTAGTAGCGTTACTGGGAGTTGGCATCACCATTGGTGGTATCGACCTTGCGGCTTGCCGTTTCCGCACACCAAATAATTGTGACCCGCAGTCTTCAGCTGTCTATGCTGCGGTAGGCACAGCCGCTGGTTGGATTGGCGGCATCCTCACCAAGTCACCGCAATGACCAAGATCTTCCGCACTGTTGCATTAGAGCTGGGACGCACCTTGCTCAAGTTGGCGATGGATCGCGCACTTCGCAAAGAGTTGCCCGCGATTTTCGCCAAGCTCGACATTGAGCTGCCATCTATGTTGGTAGATCACGCCCAGCCACTAGCGGTGCAGGCTGTCGTAACTGACGCCATCGAAGCAAAGCTCGGCCACACCGCTACCGCCACCCAGGTGAGCGCCGTGCTCGGCCTCTACGACCCCATCAAGGCTGCCCTCCGCAACATCAAGCGATGACCGCCGCACCGATCACGTTAGAGCAGCTGTTCCGTTTCTATCGAAAACTGCCACATCAATCGGCCGCGATTGAAATGCTGGAACAGGATTTAGCGGTAAACGGCTACGCCGTGGCCATGCGCCGCGACCGGGCATGGTTCCAAACATGGAGCCAAGACGGCAAGCAGGCCGACCTAGCCGCAGCGCTGAAGCTAATCAAGGAGTTTGAAGGCATACACCTCGATTCCTACGCCGACCCGCTGCACGGCTGGGACGTGGCGACCATCGGCTATGGCACCACCCGCTACAGCGACGGCCGCAAGGTCAAGCAGGGCGACAAGATCAACGTTATCGAGGCAGACATGCTGCTCCGCCAGGAGGTGGACCGCATTGCTGAAAAGCTGCGCGCCTCAATCCCCGCATGGGGCGAGATGGCCGATCATCAGAAGTGCGCACTGATCAGCTTCGCCTACAACCTTGGCAGCGGCTTCTATGGCGCGCCAGGCTTTGAAACCATCAGCCGCGAGCTGCGCGAAAAGGACTGGGCTGCAGTGCCTGCTGCCCTGCTCCTCTACCGCAATCCGGGCACCAACGTCGAAGCCGGCCTCAAGCGGCGCCGCATCGCGGAAGGCGCCCTATGGACTGGCACGCAGCCACCCCCGCCGCCACCTCGCCCCGCCAAGGTCAAGCCCAGCGACCCGTTTAGCACCAAGCTGTCGCAGCACTTCACCCTTGGCGAGTTTGCCCTAGGTGAGCCGGCCCGGCGCTTCACCGCTCAGCATCAGGTGGACACCGCCGTCGAGCTGGCGGCATTTCTAGAGCGCGTGCGTACGGCCTTCGGTGGCAAACGCATCACAATCACCTCGGGCTATCGGCCTGCAGCCATCAACCGGGCCGTGGGTGGCGCCAGTTCGTCGGAGCATCTTTATGACGCGCCGGGAGTGGGGGCTGTTGACTGGTACGTTGACGGCGCAGACATCAACGCGGTCCAGTCATGGGTGGATCGTGAATGGCCCTACAGCGTCGGCTACGGCGCACCTAAGGGTTTTGTGCATCTGGGCTGTCGTCAAGGACGCCCACGTGTACGGTGGGACTACTGAGCCTCTACCTATTTCGATGGTTCCTGAGCTTCCGTTGGCTAGGCAATTGGAATGCGAACTCAAGGTGCGATCTCTCCAAGAGGACGGGCTGAAGGAGCCGCAAAGCCTCCTCAACCTTGCCGTCTCCCTGGTCCGCCAGAACTACAACCTAGAGCACGCGGTCCTCACTTCCCTGGCCCGCATAGGTCACTTGCAGGTCGAGCTGGCCCTCGCCTCCGACCCAGGGTCGCTGCCTCCCATAGACCAGCGCTACTACGACATGACTAAGCAAGTGCTGGATAGTGTTACGCCTAAGCTTTGCGACTAGGCGGCGCTAAGCGGTGTCACCTAGGGGTACACTACGCTTACCCCCACGCAACTTATGATCTTACCCGATACCGAGATACGCCACCTATGCGAAGAGTACAACATGGTGGAGGGCTGGGACGCTGACCTACTTAACCCTGCAAGTCTCGACGTGCGCCTGGGCCCCGACCTGCTAATCGAGACACACGACACACCGGAAATGCGCCCATACAGCATTCGCAAAACCACGGCCGAATACCCCTACCTACTTGGCCCCGGCGAGTTCGTACTAGGTCACACCGTCGAGCTGTTCAACATCCCCAGCGACATCTGTGCCCGTTTCATGCTGAAGTCCTCCCGCGCCCGCGAAGGCCTCGAACATCTGCTGGCCGGCTTCGCAGACCCTGGCTTCCACAGCTCCTCGATAACCTTGGAGCTTACAAACGCTCGCCGCCTCCACCCCGTCCCCCTGTGGAACGGAATGCGCGTAGGTCAAATGGTCTTCGAGCTTATGGCTGCGCCGCCCTCCCGCACCTATGCGGACACGGGTCGCTACAACCAGCACGCATCAGTGTGCCCAAGCAAGGGTTAGGCACCGCAGCTTGGCTACGCTGGTCTTAGGCGCACCGTTGCCATGCCGCTCCACCTAGTAGATGTCACCTTCCGCGCCCTAGTGGAGCGAGACGTGGACCCCGAAGAGCTGGCCGGCAACGTCTGCTCCCGCATTGAAGAGCAGCTGCTTAACGGCGAGACCCTAATAGACATAGACGTAGAGAACGTAGTCCTCCCGCTACTGTCCGATGGATCATGCGATTCAGGAGTCTCTACTTGTCCCGAAAAGGTTAAATAAGCAGCGGTTTAGGCGTGGCATTTTTGAGGCGTGGCGCAACTGCTGCGCTTATTGCGGTCTGCCGGCCGACACGCTCGATCACGTCGTACCACGGCTCCACGGTGGCATGACGGTGCAGTCCAACCTTGTTCCAGCCTGCCGCTGCTGCAACGGCCGCAAGGGCGCCTCCCCCGTATGGGCTTGGTGGCAAGAACAGCCCTACTGGGACTTCAACCGCGCCCTTGCCGTCTACGCCTGGCTAAGCTCCGCCGCAGCGCAGCAGCGAAACGGCGCGACCTAGCTTATCCAAAACGCGGCACAGTCCCTGGCGTACTTACCGCCGCTACGCCGCCCCTCAACAAACTCCAGCGAACACTCCCCGCTAACAAATTCCCAGTGGACGCACTGCTGGCACGTAGGCGTCCCTGAGGCGATGGTGCGAGCATCGGCGTAAAGCTGCTCGGCCTCAACGACCGCATCCCGCAGCTCTAACGCCGACAGTGGCAGCTCCACAACCTCCTTGCCAGTCTTAAGCCGTACCCGCCAACCCTCCTTCTGGGGCAGCAAGACCATGCGGCCCGAATGGAACCTTAGGGAGGCCATTAAGTAGATCGGAAATACTGCCCGAATTAACTATGTCACAGGTGAAGTGCTCCCACTCGTCAAGTCCGCCTTCAGAAGCATGTTCGGTGTTTCGCACGACGCCCGGCCGCGTAATCCGCCAAACCTGCCCACCTAAGAGGCGGATCAGCTCGGCCTCGTTGGTGAAGCGCACATCGTCCACCACTACGAAAGACTTGCGCCGCGCTTTGGCCAGCCACACATCCAACCAGACGCTCGGGCTGACACAGTCCCTGCCCCACTCCGTCCCCAAAGTCCGCAGCAAATGCCGCACCGACACCCCTAATTCAGGCACTAACGCCTCCTTGTCGACGTGTAGGTGGTGCGCAATAAGCTCTTCGCTGTACCCAAGATCACTCAGCATGACGCTCAGCATATCCCGCATAGGTTGCGCAAAAGGCAGGCGACAGTAACCGCGCTCCTGTAAAAAACTCGCAACAGTAGTCTTGCCGCTCTGTGCAGCAGGCGAATAGATGCCGATAATCATTGGTTTAAGCGGTAAGTGTTGGGGTCCAAATAAGGCGTTGCTGCTCGCCCGTAGTGCGGCAGTGCTCAGCCCACAGACCCGTGTAAAGGCCACTGGTCCGTCCAGACTGCGCATATAGGTAGTCAAGGAAGTCGCTCTTCAGCTGCTCAAGTTGAGCTGGATGTAGCTGGGACTTGGGGCTCATAAAGACTTACGGCGGCCTGAGGCCAGCGGTTACGGGCGTAGAGAAGCGCGTCTGCAGGAGTCGGGGCCTTTACGGTCCAGCGCATCGGCCGCGCCCCTGAGAGGCGAATCACAACGGTAACGCGCTCGACAACCTCTTCAGGCCGCGGCCGGCTAATACCGTCACCAAGTTTTGGAGTTGCCTCATCCGGCTCCCTCCAAGGAATCTGCACAGAAAAATCAGCCATGGCTTGACTACGCGGTAATTGGGGTAGGGGGCGGCGGAGCTTGGGGAATCAGCATCTGCCTTATGTGCGTCGAGGTAAAGGGCGCCGTAGCAATGCGCTTCCAGATCGCCGCCATAGCCGCCTTGGCCTGGGTCTCGGTGACTATGGATTGGGTGGAGCGCATCGCCTCCATAACTACCTCCAGGGTGTCTTGGAACAGCCTGTCGTTGCCGGCCATAAGGGCCTCGCGCCAGGTGGCCACCTCTTCTAGTGATAGCGGCCCAAAGTTCTTGACCAGCAACAGCCGATCAGTCGAGGCCAGCATGATCTGCTCAGCGGTGAGCAAGCCGGCCCTGCGCAGTGCGTTTTGGGTACGCACAGACATATAGGCGTGCGTCTCCGGCAATAAGCGGAAGTCCACCTGATCTAGCAAGGCCTGCTGATCGGGGGATAGTGGCGGCTGCTTCACGGCACAAACCACATAATCTGTTCCGTTTCC